TGACATGCTCCAGTGGTCCTACCGCCAGAGCCAGTACGAGAACACCGCGGCGTTCGTGTCGCAGTCCCGCACGATCAACGGCACGGAGCTGCTCTCCACGGTGGTCAACGACCAGGCCACGGACTACCAGTCCATGACCCCGGTCGCCGAGCTCGGCCGCGTCCGCATCAAGACCATCACCGCCTCCGAGAAGTCGGTGAAGTTCTACAAGCATGGCTTCGGCTATGAGATGTCGTACGAGTTCAACCGCCGGGCCAAGCTCGACTTCCTCACCCCGTATCTCGCCCGCGCCCTGCGCGAGGTGGAGATGTCGAAGGTCGGTGTCGCCACCACGACCCTGATCAACGGCGACGGCGTGGCTGCGGCTGCGAACGAGGTGGACCAGAGCTCCTTCAACGGCGGCCCGATCGGCACGGCGACCAACGGCACCCTGTCCTGGAAGCATCTGCTCGCCTGGCTGGTTGCCCGCGCTCAGGCCGGCTACCCGGTCGACACCGTGGTCGGCAACTGGAATGCCTACATCCAGTGGCTGTTCCTCTTCTCGGTTCCGACAACCGCGGCCATCACCACGGACGCCAACCAGATCGCCAGCGCCGGCTTCTCCCTCGGCGGCGTGCCTCTGCTCGGCGGTAAGGTGAACTTCGCCCTGTCCTCGACAGCGCCGGCCAACAAGCTGATCGGCCTCACCAAGGCCGAGGCGATCGAAGAGCTCAAGGAGGCCAACTCGCTCGTCACCGAGTCCGAGAAGGCCATCAAGAACCAGGCGATCACCTACGTCCGGACCGAGAACACCGGCTACCGGATCATCTTCCCCAGCTCCCGCGAAATCTTCGATTTCGGCAACTGATGAGAAGGGGGGCGAGAGCCCCCCTTCCCACTCCTCGGGAAACAATCATGAAAATGCTTCTTGTTGAGACCCTCGGGCGGTTCATGCTGCTCGACCCCAACAACCTCGTCGAGATCCGCTCGAAGGGCTACACGGTGGTGCCCTTCACGAATTTCGTCGATGCGATGCGCGGCGACAGACTTACCGTCATCGCAGAATTGAAGGACACGGCCACGGACGCCGAATGGCGCAACTATGTGACCGAGTCCGATGGCGACCTCGAACTCGCCAAAGCCTCCTTCCTCTCCAGCTTTGGCAAGGACGCCGAGCCGCAGCTGCCCATCCCCGCTCCTCGCAAGGGCCGTAAGTGATGGACTTCATCGCCGGGTCCGATGTCTCTCTGCAGTTTCATCTCGAAACCAAGCTCGGGACGTCGATCCCGGACGCCGACTCCGTCACCTATTCCGTTCGGAACAACTCAGGTGACTTGATCGTCACTGATCAGGCCATCAGCACCAGTGACACCCAGACCAGCGTTGTCGTCCTAGTCTCCGCGTCCGACAATGCTATCACTGCCCCAGCGCTTTTCGAAAAGCGCTGGGTGCAGGTGGTGTGGACCCAAGGCGGTAACACCTACCGGATGGTGAAGATCTACCGGCTGGTTCCGTTCCTCAACCATACCGTCTCTCCGGACGACGTCCGGGCCTTCCTCGGCATGGACGAGGACGAGCTGCGTGACGACGAGGTGGATCTGACCGCGGCCTACTACGAATTCAACTCGTTGCTGAACACCGGCGAGCTGGAGACGGCACTGACCGCCGGCAATCTCTCTACCATCCGCGCCAACGACGCCATCGTGGCGACCTGCGCGCTCCGGCTGATCCCTTCGCTCGAGCTCCGGCCGCTCTCCAAGCAGACCGACGGCTCCCTTACCAACCAGCGCTTCGACCGCGTCAAGCCCGACTACGACAAGCTGGCCCAGGCCGCCCAGGGGCTAATCACCCTGGCGCTCGCCTCGATCTCCAACACCGACGAGGTTGTCCCGGCGCTCGTCAGTCTGACGACCGGCACCGACGCCATCACAGGTGCGTAATGCGCTCCTCCCAAGCCCGCTTCTCCCAACAGTTCCTCATTGAGCCGGACACCTACGTCCGTGGCATCCTCCAGCCGGTGGAGGAGAACTCGCTGCCGACCTACGACTTCGCCGAGGGCCGACTGGCGCTCAGGACGGCACCGGGCGAGCCGGTCAAGATCGGCGACGTTATGGTGGATGCTTACGGCCGGCGGTTTCTGCTCGGCCACCACGGCGTCAACGTCTACCGCTGCTTCCAGATGACCGATCTCGTCACCTGGTCGCGGGTGATGCCCACGACCGATCCGGTCACCGGCCTCAAGAAGGAGTCGGATCGCTTCGACTTGCCTCCGATCTGGTGTGCCATCGAGCTCTACGGCCGTGTGCCGATCGACGCCACACTCAAGGTCGAGGCCGACATCCGTCGTGTCATCACCGGTGCTCCTGTGCAGCTCGGCGACAAGATCGACGGTGCGCTCGTGAAGCGCAAGGTCAAGATCTTCGGCGTCAACCTGCTGGAAATCCAGTAATGGCCAAGTCAGTAGGAGTGAAGATCACCACCAGGTTTGGTGGCAAGGTCAAGACCTGGGAGAATAAGCAGCTAGAGGCGGCTGCCGCCAACATATCAGGCGATATGAGCGAGCGCATCGAGAAGTACGTCGAACAGGTAGGTATCGCGAATATCAACGAGAAGATGCCGAAGGTCGCTGCCTCGATGCAGAGGCGAGGTATAGCTGAGCTAGCGAGGCTGATGAACTTCATCGGATCAAACCTGATCGGTAGACGGCCAGGTCCTTTCCGACAAGAGTTGGGAGCTCAACAGTTCGGCGCTGACACATCAGAGGTTAGGAACCTCAAGCAGATCAATCAGTTCGGCCTGACAAACATGGATGGTCATGTTGTATGGCGCGAGCTCACGGAGCGCTACCTGAAGCGCAGGAAGCGTAAGAGGAGCAGTGATCCGAATTATCCTACCAGCTTCTGGAAACGAACCGGCGCTCTGCAGCAGTTCTTCCTGGAGAATGCTGAATTGCCGGCACAGAAGCTCGGGGGTGTGACGGTCGAGTGGCACCTAGACCCGAAGCCGCCAGAGGGCTCCAAAATCCCAATCGGCAATCTGAAGATCAACATCCTGCCGGCCAAGGGTTTCAACCTGAAAGCCGCTGGTAAGATCGCACTCGGCGACTTTGACACAGGTCGCACCAGCAATACCACGCTGACGAAGCTGGTCTTCAAGGACAATGAACAAGTCATGAAGAAACTGCTCGGCCGCCGCGGCCGGCGCTTGACCAACAACGACAAGCTGGAAGGTGGTGGCCTGGTCTATAGCCAGCGGCCTCTGTTCGCGCCAGCCCTGGCTGTTTGGGCGCTGCAACGCATCCCGCGGGCGATCGAGTCCGCAATTGGCAACTTCTTCAAAGGTATCCAGAGAGGATCTTAAAATGGCATTGCTTTTGGAAAACGTTCACGCCAGCTTGATCAAGTTCTGCAAGGATCTCAATCTAAGCGACGTCCAGCTGGTCGACTTCGAGGCTCATGCTGAGATGGAAAGTCTACCCGAGAGTGACTGTATCGGCCTATCGTCCTTCTCGATCGTCAACGATAACAAGGTCCACGACCTCGCATTTGCAATCGGCTACTGCTCGTTCAATGATCTGAACCTGTTCAGGATGCGCGGTGCCATGGCGAAGCTCTATGACGCCCTGGCTCCTGAGAAACGCATCCCCCTGGTCGACGCTGATACTGGTTCCCCACTTGGGAATATCGTGATGACCGATGGAACGGTCGTGTCGCCTATGTCACGAGCTGAGGTTAGAGCCTACCGGTCTATCGTTTGCAGCGGCGTCATTGCCTTCAATTGACGGCTGTTGCATCAGGATCACCCGCATAAATTCTCGAGTGACATCTGAGCGTTCGGCCAACCCACACTCAAGTAGGTAATTTACTTCTGCCGTGATGTTCCGGAGATTGTGCTTCGCCCTGGCTGCGATGGTGCGATACAACATTTCCGGCAATCTGACAGTGACAACCTTGTAAGACATTCGCAAAACTTCTCCAAACTTCTCCTAGATTTGTAATATAGTGCCGGGTCCTTAAATCAGCAATACCACCGCTGCTTTTCAAGGATTCATATTTTATGCCTGGTTTGGCTCAAACTACTCAGTTTCAGCTCGGTTCCGCCACCGTTATGATCGGCGCCCAGAGCGAAATTCATACCCTCAACGCTGCGAACAACTCGCTCGGCCTGACGAAGAACATTCAGGTGACGTCGGACGTCTCGACCGTGGAGCTCACGCAGGGCATCACCAACGACCTGGTGATGTCGGTTCCCACCAAGCGCAACCTGTCTGCCTCCTTCGAGGTGTACGAGTTCACGGCGAAGAACATCGCCTACGGCCTCGGCCTCCAGGCCGGCTCCGGTTACGCCCCAATCTCGACGCAGTACCCCCTTGCTGGTAACGTGGCTGCGGCCGCAACGACCCTGACCATCACTGGTGACCAGACGACCACGTTCGTCGCCGGCAAGTGGGGCTTCATCCAGAAGGGTTCTGGCGACGTAGTCCACGTCTTCAAGGTGATCTCGTCCAGCTACTCGGCGCCGAACACGACCGTGACCTTTACCGGTTACGCCGTGCCGACGGGTGTGAGCTTCTCGAACACCGTCGACCGTGTTGGCCTGTTCAACAAGATCGACGCCGACGCGACCACGTCGAACAACGTCTTCTCCATGAAGATCGTTGGCACGGCGATCGACAACCAGACCCCGGTCATGTTGGTGTTCCCGCGCGTCAAGATCACCAAGGGCTTCGCCTTCTCGTTCAACACCGAGAACTTCGCGAACCTGCCCTTCGAGGTGTCGCCGTACGCGCCGGTGCCGACCGATACCGGTTACGCGGATTACCCGACGCCGATCACCATCCTCCGGCAGTAAGTCTCCAGCTGCCACACCAAGAAAAGCCCCGCAAAACGCGGGGCTTTTCCCTATCTTGAATACAGTAGAGTCGTCATTATATCTCCTTCATATTCTTCTGGAGACAAGTCTTGAACGACAAACTGACCCTTGGAACTACCGAATTTTTTATGAGTTATGGCCTCCTCTCGGAGCTTGTGGCTCTAATCAAGGACCCGGTCAATATCGGCGCAGTCGATTTCGACGACGACCTGCGTGAGAGCGTCCTCGAAGCGGTATTCGTACCGCGGAAGCCCAGTGGCAAGCGTACGGGTGGTGTTGACGTTGACGATCTGGACTACTCGGTTCAGGACATCTGCTCGGTCCTCGATTGGGCCAAGGAGCATGTCCTTGGTTTTTTTCTGAGCAGGCTCGAGAAGACGACCGCCCTGTACAAGCAGGAAGAGGATCGAATGAAGGGCCTCAATGCCTCTCTCGATGGCTCGAAAAGCGTAGCTGGCAGGACATCATAATCTGGTCGCTCGGCTGCAAGCCGAGTGACCTCGACATCATCTACTGGTCGCACTCCATCAACGACCTACGAGTTATGACCCGCCTCAAGATCGAATTTGAGGCGGTCAGAGTAAATCAAGATTTTGAGAACCTCGCCATTATTGCGAGCAATATATTTGGAAGTGAAAAAAATAGTAAATCAAAACCGGAACCGGACAAAGTAGTTAGTTCTGTGACGGATATGGAAATGGCATTGGCAGGTATACTAGGTGGCTGACGACGATATTAATGTTGGCGTAAATCTAGACCTCGGAACAACCGAGACTCAAGCCGAACGTGCTGCCAAGCAGGTCGAAGTCCTGACCAAGCAGTTGCAGTCGCTCAATTCTCAGATTGAGCGACTCTCCACCTTGCAGGGCAAAGCCTTCCAGAAAGGCCTCGGCCAGCTCCAGATCAGTACCCTCAAGTCGCCCGGCGCCTCCACCGATAACATTCGGGCGAACACCACCAACCAGCTCTTCCAGCAGACCCAGGCACAGCTCAATTCTCAGTCGCAGGTCCTGCAGGCCCGCTTCACCAAGCTCAACAACGACATCGGCCAGCTGGTCGACAAGTTCGTCACCAACTTGAGCGGCACCCTGGCTCAGCAGGGGCTCAACCGAGCTCGCACCGACAACCGAAGGCAGGATCTCCTCCGCACGGTCAATATGACCGATCAGGAATTTGCCGATAAGGATGACGCCGCCAAGAAGGCGATTCTGCGCCAGGCCGAGCGTCGGCTCCAGGCCGAGCAGCGGCGCGCCAGGGAGGCCCAGCGTGCGGCCGAGGCAGAAGAGAAACTCAACAAGCAGCTCGAAGCTGCCGGCCTTAACGCTCAGACCTTCCTGAAGGCGCGAGCCACCAAGGAAGCGGACACACTTTCCCAGACGATTGAGAACTTCACCGGCCAGGGCAACGTCAATCGTGAAAATGCTCGCGGCCTGAGCACCGCTCGCCGTGACATTCGCACCAGTACGGCGATCAAGGCGCTTGGTCTGACACCTGATGAATTCTTCGCCAAGTCTCAGGAAGAGCAGACCCAACTGCTGGCGACCTACCAGGAGCAGCTCCGGCTCAACAAGATCAAGGAGGCCGCCGATCGCAAGGCAGCCCAGGCCGCGGAGCGGGAAGCAGCCGCCAGAGAGAAGATGGCCAACGCCGCTGCACCGCGGACGCTGGAAGACCGTGTCGGTAGCCAGCTGCAGTTCCAGCAGGCTCGCCGGAACTTCCAGGGTGGCGCCCCACTACTGGCTGAGCGGTTCAGCAACATCGCCGACTACGCCCTGATCGGTGGCGCCTTCGGCGGCGTCTACGGCCTGATCAGCGGCATCGTCGAGCTCGATAAGAACCTGAAGCAGTTCCAGGCCATCACGGCGACGTCCCAGTCGCAGATGGGCCAGTTCGAGAAGGACCTGCTCGCCGTCGCCCAGGCCTCGAAGTTCACTGCCAGCGAGGTGGCCGGCATCGCCACCACCCTCGGCCAGGCTGGTCTGTCCGCCAAGCAGGTGACCGATGTTCTGCCGGCGGTCCTGAACCTGGCCTCGGCCTCGGGCTCGACGCTGCAGCAGTCTACCGACGTGCTGACGAACCTGCTCAACGTGTTCGATCTCCAGGGTCCGGAGATCGCGCAGATCGCCAACGTGATGACGCAGGCCTTGAACTCGACCAAGCTGACTATGGATCAGCTGTCGACGGCGCTGCAGTACTCCTCGAACATCGCCAAGGACGCTGGCGAGGACTACACCTCGTTGATAGCCGCGATCGGCGCCCTGTCCAACGCCGGCATCCGGTCAGGCTCGACGATTGGCACCGGCCTGCGCCAGCTCTTCATCGATCTCCAGAACCCGACCGAGAAGGCGAAGACCACCTTCGACAAGCTCGGCATCACCCTGGCCGACATCGACCTCAAGACCAACGGCCTGGTCGGGGTCCTCGACAACCTGAACAAGAAGGGCTTCACCACCGCGGACGCCTTCCAGACCTTCGAGGTCCGCGCGGTCCAGGCCTACTCGGCCCTGAACAACAACCTGGAAGCGGCCAAGAACCTGGAGCAGCAGTTCGCCCTGACCCAGGCTGCAACCCAGGCCGCGGCCACCAACATGGAGAGCTTCGCCAGCATCATGGCGAAGCTCGGGTCCACGGTCCTAACCGCGGCCTACAATGCGTTCAAGCCGTTCCTGGAGACTCTGAAGCTCGTCGCGACCGGTCTCACCAACGTGATCGCCGCTGCGAACCAGATCCCCTACGTGGTGCCGGTCATCGGGAGCCTGTTCGCAGCCTTCACCACCACCAAGATTCTAGGCGCTCTTGGTTCGCTGGCCGGCGGTTTCCTTGGCCTGACCCGAGGGGCCGGCGCCGTTGCGGCTGCGGTGCCGGCCGTCACCGGCGCGGTGACCGAAGCCGCCGGCGCCGTCGGTCTGCTCTCCAGGGCCGTCAGCTTCCTCGGCGGCCCATTTGGCGTCATCCTTGGCCTCCTGGCAACTGTGGCGATCGGATTCCTCAACTGGGGCGGCTCGGTCGAGACAACGGCCGAGAAGATCGACAAGCTGAAGGGCAAGCTCAACGAGGTCGAAGGCACGATCTCGGAGAAGACGAACGCGATCGCCAGGATACGGGAAACGATCGACCAGCTCAACGCGCGCAGCGCCCAGCTGGAGAACGACCCGATCATGAAGCAGACCAAGATCATCGAGGTGAAGAACGCCTTCGCTGATCTCGGCCTGGAATTCCAGGGCACAACCGGCTCGATTGGCGACCTGATCACGGCCCTGGAGAAGCTCGAAGGCAAGCTCCAGGCGGATATCCCCGGTGCGCTGCGTGAGAAGCTGATCGACCTGCAGCTCCTGGACGAGCAACTGGCGAAGAAGGTTGAGGAAAACCTCAAGCAGCAGACGCCTGCTCTCAACAAGACGTTCGCTCCCTACGCCGTGACCGCGGTTCGGGACAGCAACGTCACGCGGCCTCTGACCCCTGAAGAGGTAAAGGCTGCGATCCCGAAGGGTCTGGAGCAGACATTCGGCCCGGACATCAGGAAGGCGTTCGAGATCGCCACCGGTGTCACTAAGAACTTCACCGACGATGACATCACCAAGGGCGTCGTTGCTGTCAAGCAATTGATGGCCCAGTTCAATCAGTTCAAGGACCTGAGCGAACAGCTTGGCGGCAACGGCGCGGAAGACGTCAGGAAGATCGAGCAGTTCCAGCAGCTGCTGAACGGCCTGGAAGCCCAACGCGCCGGCGCCCGCGAGCAGCAGCTGAACCAGAAGCAGCAGGAGACCACCTCACAGGCCGTAGAGCAGGCGAAGGTCAAGCAGCAGACGCTTGGTGTCGACCAGCAGGTCCAGAGCCTGGCCGCCCAGGTTCGCACGCAGGTCCTGAGCCTGGTCAACTCTGACGTGGCCAAGGACGCCCGGGGCCTGATCACCGAGCGCGACAAGCTGCTGGAAGAGACCAAGAACCAGATCAACATCCTCCAGGCCGCTCTCGATGACGTGCGGCTGCAGCTCCAGAGCCAAGGCAAGACGCCTGAGGAAATCGAGAGCCTCATCCGCAGCACCGGCATCCCGGATGAGATGGCAAAGATCACGAGCAGCATCCTGTCGCTCGGCGATGAGAAAGCCGCTTTCAAGGCCGCCAAGGCCTCGATCGATGCTCAGAAGAAGGCTCTGCAGAAGCAGATCCAGCTGGCCGTCGCCCAGGCCAAGGCTGGCGATGCCTCGACCAGTAAGGCTATCCAGGTCTCTATCGGCGGCTACTTCGACCAGCTCAAGGAGCTGGATACGTTGCTGGCTAAGCTCCGGCCGGGGAGCCAGAAGCTGACGTCCGACGAGCAGGAGGCTCTCGACGCTCAGCTACAAGAACGCGACGACGAGCGCGAGAAAATCAACCTCGACCTGATCGCCGACCAGGGTGAGAAGCAGAAACAGATCATCAAAGAGTTCGAGCGCTCGCTCACCGCGAAGAAGGACGCGCTCGACGCCGAAATCTCCAAGCTCCGCGACGAGGCCAAGAGCCTGCCCGACACCTCGGCCAGGTTTAAGGAATTGATGCGGAAGATCGACGATCTGATCCAGCAGCGCCTCAAGGTGCTGGAGGATATCGCCAGCCAGAATGGCCCGTTCAACGCGAGCCGCTTCAACACGGCGGTGCCGAACCAGAACGCCAGCGAGACCGATAGGAAGATCCTGGAGGGAGCCGGTGGCGACCGCTACTTCCTGGAGGCGGCGCAATTCGAGTCCGGTCGGAACCCGAACGCCGTCAATCGGACACCTCTCCCTGGTGGCGGTGTTTCGGCCGCCTACGGTCTGTTCCAGTTTATCCCGTCCACTCTGGCCGGGCTCCTCGGCATCAAGGATGTTGCCGGTCTGAAGGCCGACATCCTCTCCGGCAAGTTCACGCTGTCGGTCGAGAAGCAGGTCGAGCTGATGCGTCAGTTCACTGCTGCCAACGATAAGGCTTTGCAGGATGCTGGCCTGCAGGTCACTGACTTCAACCGGTATGTGCTCCATCAGCAAGGCTCCACAGCTCTGCTGACGGCGGACCCTAACGCCCGCGCCGGTTCTGTCGTCAAGCCGAAGAACCTGGAGGCAAATGGTCTAAATCCCAACGATACCGTTGCCCAGGTCCTGCAGAAGTTGTCGAAGACGTTCGAGGAGAAGGGCATCAACCCGATCCTCAACGTGGTCACCTCGCCGGCCGAGCTCGACCGCGCCAAGAAGGATGCGACGCTCCAGGCACAGCAGGAGAAGGATGCCAAGGATAATGCAGACACGGCCAAGGCTGGGGCCACTAACACCTTCAGCAATCTGAAGAAGACCCTGGATCGCCAAGAGGCTGCAGACCAGCGCGCCCTTGATAGTCTGATCTCCAGCGCCAAAGGCGCCACGCCGGACGACATCAAGAAGCTGATCGGCAGCTATGATGATCTGCAGAGCAAGATCATTCAGGCTGAGATCGACAAGATCCAGAAGAACCCGGATCTGACCGAAGACGACAAGAAGAGCCAGATCGAAGACAAGCGTCGTGAGCTGCAGACCAAGGCGATCGATAACATCATCAAACTCTATGATGATCTGGCCGCCTCTCAGGACAAGGTGTCTCAGCAGAAGCTCGACCAGGTCAACGCCACGATCCAGCGCGCCAGCGACCCCCGCTTCTCGGCCCAGTACAGTGACCAGGACCGAACCAACCTGGAGAAGCAGAAGCTCGGCATCGAGGACGAGGTCCGGGCTGAGCACATCAAGACCCTGCAGGCCGAGACGACGGCGCTCAAGGAGCGCGAGGCCCAGCTGGAGAAGGGCGGCAACCTCGATGCCGAGCAGAAGCAGCTGCTGCTGAGCAAGATCGCTGAGCTCGAAGCTCAGATCACCGGCGAGAAGGGGAAGCAAAACGCCCTCAGCACTCAGGGTCCTAACAACCCCTCTACCTTCACCGGTCTGCTATCAGGCGCCCGCGGGAATTTCCAGCAGAACGCCGGCATCGATACCGATGGTCGAGGGTTCGGAGGCTTCACCGACACCCGCAACCTCTCCGACATGCAGCAGGTTGTCGGCGATCTGTCGAACTCGTTCGCGGAGCTGTTCAAGAACCTGGCTAATGGTTCGATGAAGGCCAAGGACGCCATTAAGAGTTTTGCGACCAGCATCATCTCGTCCATTCAGAACGTGATCGCCAAGCGTCTGGCCGACAAACTGGTCGACAGTCTCTTCAACCTGCTTCCAGGTTTCGGCGGGGGCGCATCTGGAGCTGCAGCGGCTGCACCAGTGCCGGCCGCCGCCAACGGCCTCTATATACGGCGGGCTCTCGGCGGCTCGATCCCCGGCATGATCCGCGCTGCGGGCGGAGCTCGCTCGACGCGTGATGATACCCTGGTGCTGGCCCAGCAGGGTGAGTACATCCTGCGTCAGTCTGCGGTGCAGGCGATCGGCAAGAAGAACCTCGACGAGATCAACGCGCTCGGCAACCGGCACATCAGCCAGGGCAACATCCAGCCGATCCAGTCGCGCCAGCCCGACAACGTGAACGTCTATGTGGTCCCGCCGGACGATGTTCCGGTCCCCGGGCCAAAGGACATCGTCCACGTCATCGCTCGGGACATTCAGTCGAAGGGTGCCATCCGCACTCTGATCAAGCAGGTTCAGGTCGGCGGCGCCTAAGTGGTAGGTCCTAGCTCGGGGAAGGGACCAACTGGATCATAACACCGATCACCTGAGGTATTGATCCAGTTTCCGTCATACAACGACCAAATTGAAGCTTGTCTTCCTGTATAACCTCCAAGTCGATTCTTGGCATTCACCAGGACGCAGACCTGCCAACCATGGGTATAGCTTGATATGTGTGGCTCAGTGACAGCGGCCTCACGAACCGAATACGGATCGAATAGACTGGCCTTCATAGCAGCCGCTACTTGAGCCCTCCAGTTAGCAGGAGGCGGCGCCAGCGGCCGGTTTACCTCCGCGGTCGTCTGACACCCCGCCAACATCAACGCTACCAAAACAATTCGTCTCATTCCCAGCTCCCTTGCGCTTCCGGCCGACCAACATAGTGGTTGTCCGAGTCGGCGCAAGGGGGTTGCCTGCAAGACAGTCCTTCTTATATATTCACCATGGCTTTATCAGTCTTCAATTTTCCGTATCATATTGTTTCAATAGCCCGAAACGATAACTCTGCCAAGATGCAGTTCGGCGGCGGCTGGGCCTTCACGTCAAAACCTCGAGACCCAATCCAGAAGACTTTCATTCTGGATTTTACGACGATGGTCTATTTCAAGAATGCACTCGGAAATCCGGACGCCGGTATCTGGCCGGAGGTTAATGCTCTCAGGCTGGAAATATTTTACGAGACACATCAGCTTTACGAGCCGTTCATCTACAATCATCCTGTCTGGGGCCAGCAAGTCGTGCGCTTCGCTGAGCCCTTGCCTCCGATGAAGGGCATCGCGAAGGGTAATGGCGCCGTCGAACCTTTCTCGATCAAGCTCATTCAAGCCCAACCTCAATGACAGCACCTGTTGAACACATTGCCGAGAGTCAGAAACTCACGGCCGATGCAGTCGTCCCTCTCTGGGCGATCCACCTCAAGATGTCGCCGGGCACCTCCATCTACATCAAGGACGGCCCGTCGACGACCTGGCAGAAGATCTTCTTCGAGAGCTGCGCCATCCAGTTCTCCGGCGACAAGCGTGCCGCCGACGGCCAGGAGGCTAAGCCGACGCTCCGTGTGGCCAACCCGTTCGGCATCTTCAACCCGTTCCTGCACGACAACCTCCTCGATCTGGCGACTGTCATCCGGTACGAGGTGCTCGGCGCCCACATCGACAAGGACATCAACATCGCCAACCGGCGCATGTGGCGTGTCGGCCGCGTTCCTGAAGCCATCGCCAACCAAGGCGTGACCTTGGAGCTGCGCGCCATGTCCGAGGGTGTCAACTTCCAGCTGCCGGTGCGGACCTACACGCCGGATGGCGGCTTCCCATCTGTGAGCCTGTGATGCTCAAGGTCGACCATCTGCAGGGCATCCCCTTCGAGCACGGCGTCAACGACTGCTACACCCTGGTCCAGAGGTTCTACAAGGACAACTACGGCCTGGTCCTTGCGGACTACCCGCACGATTCCAAGTGGTGGGACGAGGGCAAGAACCTCTACATGGAAAACTTCTACAAGGAAGGCTTCGATGTAGTGGATGAACACCCGACGTTCTGGCGCCCTGGCGATGCTTTTCTCTTGGCGATCCAGTCGACAGTGGCCAACCACGCTGTGATTCTACTTGAAAATGGCCAGATCCTACACCATCTCTGGAATAGATTGTCGCGCGTCGAGCCATTTGCGGGCTGGCGTAATTTCATAGTTGCTCATTTAAGACATCCCTCTGTTGTAAATGCATCCGACCAGTCCGAGCGCACCAACATCCTGGATCTCCTCTCACCAGCTAAACGAGCTCAATTCGAAGCTGCTCTCGCTCTACAGCGAGGAAGGGCCTGAGCGGGTCGGCTTCATCATGCCAGACCTCACCCTGATCGAGGTCGAGAACAAGGCAAAAGATCCAACTGACGGGTTCGAGGTGAGCGCCTCGGACCTGTTTTCGTATGGGCTCACCGCCGACGCCACTTGGCACACCCATCCTGGCAAGACCGCGAGCATGAGCCTCAGGGACGACTTGGCCTTCAGGGCCTGGCCCGAGCTCACCCACTACATCATCGGCTCCGATGGCATCCGCTGCTACGTTGTTCATGAAACCGGGCAGGTGATCGAGTGCGTATAACGATACGCCTGCACGGCTCGCTCAAGGCTATCCACCCGGAACCGATCGTCATCAACGCGGCGACCGCTGCCGAGGCGGTCGAGGCGATCTCCCGGCAGCTCCCCGGCTTCCGGCCCGATCCGATCAACGGCTACAAGCGCGTGGCCGTCGTCGGCCACGAGACCTTTGAGGACCTCTTCAAACCCCTGGCGGTCACCGAGCTCGACATCGTTCCCCAGTTCGCTGGCGGCAAGTCCGGCGGCTTCATCCAGATCCTGATCGGTGTCGCCCTTATCATCGTCGGCATCTTCACCGGTAACGTCAATCTGATCCTGTCCGGCGCACTGATGGTGCTCGGCGGCATCATGTCCTACCTGCAGCCGTCACCGAAAGCAGACGGTCCAAAGAAAAACCACTATCTAGGGTCGAACGAAAATACAGTCGATATCGGTACGCCGATAGCAATTATTTACGGCCGTGATAAATGGGCCGGTCACATTCTTTCATTTGACGTTGATGCAATGGCTATTGTTTCGTGATGGATTATGAGAAAATTATTGCAGATTGCGGCTCTATACGTGCTGCTGAGCGTTACCTCCGTTCGATCGGTCATCAAATCTCCGAGAGAACCTTACGCCGTCGTCTCAAATCTGAGAAAGATTACACTTCGGTATGCGTCATCGGAGACAGTCACGACAGTCCGCACCTAAAGGACAAAAGGCGGTTCACCTGGATCGGCCGGCACATCAACGAGACCAAGCCCGATCACGTCGTCCAGATCGGCGATCTGCTGACGATGGACAGCTGCAGCCGGCACGAGGAGTGGGGGACGATATCTGGCAGGAAGAAGCCGTCGTTCCTGGCCGATTTGGAGAGCGGCGAACAAGCGCTCTCGTTGCTGGATGGAGAGCTTACGTACGATCCCGAGAAGCATGTGACGCTCGGCAATCACGAGCATCGGGTGAAGCTCTGGGAGAACGCCCACCCGGAAGTGGAGGATGACTTCTACTGCCGGGTGACCGGCCTGATGCACGACCACGACTGGTCCACGGTCGACTATGGCGACTGGGTCTTCATCGACGGCGTCGGCTTCACCCACGCGCCGTTCAACACGATGGGCAAGCCCTATGGCGGCAAGCAGCCCGAGAACCAGATCGCCAACGACGCCATCCACTCGATCGTCTTTGGTCACACCCATGTGGCCAACGTCAAAAACGCCAAGAAGATCGGCCTCAACAAGAAGATCACCATTCTGAACGTCGGCTCGGCCATGCCGGACAAGCATGTCGAGGCCTACGCCAAGCACAACACCACCGGTTGGACTTATGGCGTCTTCGATCTTATATTAAAGGACGGAGAAATTCTCGATCATTCTTTTATGAGTATGTTCAAGTTGCAATTGAAGTATGGCTAGTTTCAACGTTAACGTCCAGAACCAGCCGGCCATTGCAGAGTCCAACGATGTTATGGAGATGGTCCTCGGCATTTCCGAGGGACCTATCCTGGGCCTGAAAGGCGGCGCCAAGGAGTTCTTTGTCGGCGACACGCCGCTCGTTAACATCGACAACAAGTCGAACTTCGTCTCATTCGAGCTCGAAGTCTTCAAGGGCATCCCGGAGCCGCCGAACATCAAGCTGAAGCTTGGCGGCTCCTCGTCGCCGACCAGCGTCAACACCGAGCTGGCCATGGGCACGCCGGTCGTCCGCACCGGTACGCATCGCAACATCGATTTCCTCGAGCTGCGGCTGCTGATCAACCAGCTCTACGCCAACAGCGAGAAGAAGGGTCCCCAATCCACCTACGTGGACGTCAAGCTTGAGTACAAGGCGACGACCTCCTCGACCTGGCTGCCGGTGGCGACCTATCTGGAGAACCCGACCCTTGTCGATGAGATCGACACCACCGACGACTCCACCCATCTCGGCACCGACGGTGACTCCGTCCCCTCATCCTACTGGGACGTCGACACGCTGATCTCGTCGACCACGCCGACGACGCCGGCCGCCCAGATCCCGGATCACGCCATCTGGTTCAACTCGGCTGTCAGCTACAGACCGAAGATCTGGTCCGGCTCGGCCTGGGTCGACGCTGCCGGTCTAACCAGCACAACCGGTAAGTGGACCTTCACGTCTCCCAAGACAGGCACCACCACCCACGCCTTCTACAACCAGACCACCACCCCCGCCGGTGTGGAGGGTGACTTCTGGATCACGACCGACATCAACCCCGCAAACCCGGCCGACGCCGGCCGCGTGGTCGTGATGATCTTCACCAACGAAGCGTGGCAGTATTCCCAGTCCTACAACCCGACCAACGGTTACACTGTCTCGTCCGACGAGTATCTGCGGATCACCGGTAAGATCCAGGAGCCGTTCGTCAAGGAGCTTCGCTGGGCGGTCGCCAATATCGATGACACCTATGACATGCGTGTCACCGTCAAGAACATGGAGGACCACGACAACAACTACTTCCTGAACATCCAGTGGGAGAGTTTTCAAGAGGTGTCTTCGAAACCTCTGAATTTCCCGAACCTGGCGTGTGCTCGCATCTTCGTGCAGGCTAGCGACCAGTTCCCTTCGGT